GCCGCCAAGGTTATCTGAGCCAACACGAACTGAAACAAGAGTTGCGTTTGTTGGAACAGGTGCCAGCATTACGATGTCGTCATCGGTGCTGTCACCAGCCGCCAGAGCCACGTTGCCCTGTGCCACGCGGATACGACCGCCAAGCTCAGAAGCTGGGTTAGCGACTTGTGGAAGTGCCTCAAGATTGGCAATGAGGTCAGAGTTCTTTGTTGTCATCTCTCAATCCCTTTCTTTAAGCTGAGCCGTCAAGGTCGTCTTCATCGCACTTGATGCGAACAACCATGTTTTCCTGCATACGAGTGGCACCGATGTCCATGCAGTAGTAGACCTGAGTTGCGTAGCCTTTGTCAGCACGCTCATCAATTCTTGCAGAAACATCTTTACCGACACCCAACGCCATGCCCTCTTGCGCCCATGCAAAGCATGTGCGGACATTATCGGCGTCTACAGAAAGACGGTTAGACATGATGAAGTTGAAACCCATGAACTCGTTGATTTCACCCTGTACCAGAGCCTTCACGGTGTTGAAGTCCGCTGAAGTAACGCTGGTGTCAGCCAAAAGCGCATGAATCTGGCTTGGGCCTACAACGATGTAACGTGGGATTGATGGGTCAACATCAGCTTCGTCAAGCAGCTTCTTAGCTTCACGCAGCTTTGTCAGGTTCATGTTTGTAGCAGCACCACCAACAGAAACGGCAACGTCCTGATTAGTGTCGAAAGCTGTGCTGGTTGAACCTGTCTCACCTGTGCTTGCTGCTGCATCAAAAGCAGTGATGATGACATCATCCATTGCGCGGCCCATAGCTGCTGCTGCGGCCATTGCGTAGGATGAGGTTGGGTCGATAAGCATACGAACCTTGTCTTGGTCGTCAATCAGGTCTGCATACTCATATGAAGCCAGAGACAAACGGCGCCGTGCATGTGGCGTGTCCATCTGTGGAGTGTCAGCGTGGCGTGACGAGCGAAGCTGCGCCGTAGCTACACCGACTTGGTCGATGAAGGCATTTTTACCAACAATATTCTCAATGCGCACCGCATCACGCAGACGGGAACCCATCTGCTGTGCAAGCATCTGCACATTTGCAGAGTACTGTTGTACAAATGCCGTGGTTACTTGATTGGACATTTCTGTCCTCCTTTTTCACGGTTACATTTACACGAGTTGCGGTGTGCTACCCTTGCGGACACCCCTAGCTTTATTAGCCCTTTTGGGGCTGTCGTCTTCCCGACTGCCAACAGGACGAGATGACTCGCTACCCTGTGTGACCCACTTGTAGTAAGAATCTGCAAGATGGGCCGGATTCACGACATCACGCTGAGTTCCAAACTCAACCGCTAGTCTTAGGCACTCAAGGCGAATATCTACATCATTCTCCATGAATGAACCTATAAAGCTCTTGGACACGCTCTACAGCCTGTTGCCGTGCCACAATGTTTGATTTATCCGTGTAGACCGGAGACATCATAATTGCGTTGGCTTCAGCCTGTGCCTGTTCCCGTGTCATGTAAGACGTTTGGGATGGCTCAGAAACTGTGTCTTCACTTGTCACACTCTGCCTAAATTCTGCAATTTTTGCAAATGCTTTTATAAATTCAGGGTTGTTGCCAAGTTTTGTTCCGTCAGCCAAGTCCAGGTCAAACACCTCTGGGTCGGCAAACTCTTGCGCAGTTTTTGCGGCACGGGTGACGATGGCATCATAGTTGTTGCCCCACTCTTGCCGTAACGCTTCTTCTGCTTGCGCACGTTGAGCTTCAACCTGTTGCATATTTGCAACACCTGTGTTCTCAACGACACTCTTGTAGTAATCAAGCACACCACTGGCTTGTTCTGGTGTTAGCCGCAGTTGATGTGCAATGTCTGCGTATTGTTGTGCAACCTCTTCTGTCACGATGTTTCCATCTACAGAAAACTGGTATTGGTCAGGCGACTCTGGCCGCCCAAGCCTCGAATAAATCCGGTCCAAATCCTCGTCTGTAGGATTGTGCGGCATTGGAATTTTGTCCGCTCCGATAAGACGCTGGGCATTTACATATGACCGCGCCAAGTTCTCCACGTCTTTGATAGGTGAGATGCTAGGATGGTCCCGCAACTCCTCTGGTATCATTTGCAAGAAATCGTTACCAGACCCGCCTTGCGCTACTTCTGCTGGGGTTTCCAGCACAGCTTCAGGCTGGGCTACCTGTTCGATAGCTTCCTCTGACATAATTACTCCTCTGTGAGCATGTTGTGAATGTGAAGGATAACAGCACGTTTTCCTTCCTCGAAGGCTGTGGCATTGGCATCGCCAGCCACATAACTCAAGGCACGCCAGTTTGTGCGCCCCTCAAGGTCTCGCAATACCTTCTGACCGCTTTCGCTATCGAAGGTTGTTTTATACATATGTTTGAGTTGTTCTAGCTCTTTCACTGTCCCACCATCCTAACTGCCTGAGCTGCTTGCGCTGCCGTATATACATCCTCTTGGTCTTGCTGGCGCTGCATCATTTGCTGTTCAGCGGCGGCACGCTCCTGACGCATTTGCGCAACCTCACGGCTAGAGCGCAGTGTCGTCTTAGGAACACCAAGAGAATCAGTAACATGCTCCACCAAACCGTCAGGGTCAAGGTGGTCAGTTACCGGCAACGCCTGCGCCAGTGGCAGCAGGATTTCTAGCGCCTGCATTGTGCTGTTCAGGCTGCTGGATTTTTGCGCTCTTGCAAGCGGGGAGACATACTCAATGTCAATATCACGGCCTTGCAAAATCTCAGGCGGGATAGACAGCATCTCTTCACGCAACATCAGCGCAAACACACGGTCAATCAGTGGACGCAACATTTCATTCATCAGCCTGCCAAGAACAGGGCCAATCACCCTCATGCGCTCTTCCTGCCTTTGAACAACCTCTGTTGCTGTCATGTTTGGCGCACCGCCAACAAGCAACTGGTCAACATAAAACGCAGACCGAATTGCTTGCCGCCGTTGGTCCTCCATGCTCAAGCCAATCGGAATGTTGGCGCCAGTGTTTAATGGAGTGATTGTGTCGCGTGAACCGGCACGATAAAAATTGAGGCCACCAGGCTGTGTGCGGATTGGGAGAAGAAACCCGTCATCAGGAACAAGCAAGGGAGGGTCTATTTGTTTCTGAGCAGCTTGAATGATTGTCTTAGACATCAGATTAAGCATCTTAACGTCCGGCAACGCCACCATTGCTGGCGACCTCCCCATAATCTCCCCTGTTGCCTTCAAGAATCTAGGAACGATGTATGGGAACTCTTGGAAACCACCTTCGGAAATCAACATGCTTGAGTTCATACAAATGTAGTATGAGGCAAACGGCATGTTCTTGTTGTCACGCTTTGACGTATCACGCTCTGCCCGTGGCATCACAACGTGCATAATCTCGACTTCTTCATCAGGCTTTTTGTCGTAAGTCTTCTGAATAAATGTACCTACATTTTCTAAGCCAAAGCGTTGTACTGCTTGACGTGCAGGCTGCTTGTACTTGCGGAATACAGTATCAACCAAGCCGTACTGGTTTTCCTGTAGATAGAACTCAGAAATGTGGCGTGTGCTAAAACGTAGCTGGCCGTTGTCCATCTCCACAAACATACAGCCAGTGCCAAACACAACTAGGTCCACATACATCTCGTGGATTTCTGTTTCAAAGTTTGACTGGTTAAACGCCCTAATCATCCGCATTGATGTGTCTTGCAGCCACTCCTGCACATCATCATCACGGCCAATGTCCGTTTCTTTCATATCCAAATGGAACCAAGGCGTAGCGCCACTGGTCAACATCCCATGCAAACTTGCAGACAACAAGTCGATTGCTTGCAGGGCTGTTCCATCAAAGATAAGCTCCATGCGCTTTTCACCGCGGGAGCGCTTCTTAACAATGTCCGCTTTGCGGGGCAGCATGTAATCAGCTAATTCCTGATAATGCGTATCCCAGTTATCTCGCCGCGCAATAATACTGTTAGCACGGCTTATCAGGCTTTTAGCTATGTCTTGCATCTTTTACCCCAATAATGTTGGTGTGCCGCCTGTAGGCGCGGCCTGTTCACCCAAAGCCCCAGCAACAATAGTCGAGCCACGACCTTTGCGCCGTTTGCGCTCTTCTGCCATTGCCTCTTCAGATAAAGCTGCTGCACGCTCGTAATCAGCCTCTGCCGGTGGTGGAGGCGGGGGAGGTGGAGCCGGAATTGAAGGTGGACTAAATAATGAACCCATAATTATCTCCTATACAGTCCTGCGCGGACCAGCGCCACGCACCAATACGCCGACTTCTTCCATAGTGCCAGCAGGACCAGCACGCTTAGTACGTCTGCGACCTCTGCCTAAAACAGTATCGTCAGCCAAAGCTGTAACTTCAGGTGTAACTTCAGGCGTTACTTCTGGTGTTATATCCGGCCTAACTGTTTCTGGTTCACCTTTAGCCAAAATTGTTTCGTCTATTTTTACGCCTGTGGGAGTGTACCCAGACTTTCCACTAAAGGTTGTTACAGGAATACCTGCAATTTCTTTGGTTCTAACAACGCCAGCAACATCACCGACATAACCCAAGCCAGAGCCAGCGGCAGGTTTTGTTGGGCTAATTTGACCAATCTTTCCAGACGGGCCTTGTCTAGCTTCGCCACCCTGAGTGCCAACAGCAAATCTCTGGCTAGCCAACTGTGCGCTAGACCTCATGCCAGGGGCTTCTGTATAACGCTGACCTTGTGGCGCAAAAGATGTCCCAGGAACGGCAACAGCCGCACCGCCTTCCCGAAGCGCTTTTTTCTGCCGCTCAATATTAGACTCACCCATAATTTTAGCGGCTACGCCCCCAATAGTAGGAATCTTTGCAAGTGGGCTTTCGGTTATTGTTTTTTTCCTAGCTGACAACTGTGCTTGTGCGGCAGCAGTATCTATAACTTCAGTTCCAAAACCAACCTTGGCTGTTGGCACTGTAGATTTTCTAGTAAAGCCTTTAGGCCCAGCCGTATCTGGTGCAGGCTTCGGCGCAGGTTCTAGTGCAACAGTAGATACTTGGCGTTTAACTACGCCAAAGTCAGGCTTTGGAGCAGCGCCATCACCTCTACCGCCACCAGTCACAACAGGTGGCGGAGTTGGCCTCGTTACTGCCACAGGAGGCTGTTTAGTTCTGCCCCGCTCTACACCACGATTTTTGTCGCCGCCGCCGCTTGGTCCTCCACCTGAACCCATTTTAATTCTCCTTCAACTTATGAAAGCCTAGCTTCCCAGACTCAGTTCGTAACCAATAGCAGTCACTATAGCCCATTTCTATAAAAATGTCTTTCAAAGACCTAAAGCCCTCTAATATACCCCGCTTGCCCCCAAAACAGATAAAATCAATAATCCAAGGACTATCGCCATCACCACGCCAAGCGGCAGGTGGGAACTGATTTGTTTCCAAATATTCATCAATATGTTTCTTCTCAGGAAACGCCCAGGTTGCAAACAAGTACGGCACACCTTCAGCATCAACACCAAAAATGTAATTGCCCATAGACAAGGGCGGGTCAATATACGTCATGCGCTCAACGCGACTGTAACCCATATGATACGGGCTGTGTTGCATCATTAAATGCGCAGTGTCGTAATGGAAATCGTTATTTATCATCATAGCGTGAAAGGATTGTACTCCATTTGTGCAACCGATTGCGGAGGCTTTGTAAGGCGCTGTCGATTTTCGAGGCCAACAGCAAGATACCTAAACGCATCTGCTGCATGACTTGTGAAATCATGCCTCGGATGGTCTCTAAACATTTTTCTACGCTCATCCCATTCCTGCCTGTATTGACGCAACATCTCAATGCCCGTCACACACTTATCTCTGTCAAAGTAACATTTAGGTAATAACATACGCGCAGCATTAATGCCATCCGCTACCTTCATCTTAGGAACTACCTTAAATCTTAATCCAAGCGTTGCAGCAGTCTCCAACCTCGACTTGCCACTGCCAAGCTCACGCACCTCAATGTCATGCGGAGCCAAGTGGTCGCCATAAGTGTAATCCTTCCTATTTATAACATCAGCGTAATGGTCGAGGCCTACACCACCGTTTTCGTAATAATCAATCACATTAACCGCGCCGCCACGGAACACCTGAGCAAACCAAATGGCTGTTGAGTCGTTCACGCCTAAATCCCAAGCCGTATGCACCGGATAGGCTGGGTCATACGGAACCCGCGTAATGCGCCCCTCATCATCAGCCTCAGCCATTAACTTGCCGTAATACGCCCCAATGATTGCCGCCGTAAAGGAACACTCGTACTCCTGCTCATACTGCTCAGGCGTCATTTGCGCACGAGCAGCATCCAGCTCAACTTCCTTCACCAGCCCACTCTCGCTGGCCTTCACAACCTTCCAGTACCACTGGTCGGAACCGTTCTCCATCTCTGAACGGGCTTGCTCCAAAAGGTCAAAAAAATGATTATGTCCGGCTGGGGTGCCAAGAAAAATAGCCGCACCCTCTCTGTCAGACAGGGCCGGTCTTACAACCTCCCCCCATACCCTCGGATTCTGCATACCAAATTCATCGAAGATAGCCATATCCAGATAAATACCGCGCAAGGCATCAGGGTTCTCAGCAGACAACAGCATCAACCTGCCGCCATTAGGGAAGTCTACCCTGAGTTCAGTCTCATTAAACGAAACGCCAGGAATGACAGACGCATAATATTTCACATAATCCCAAGCAATACGCTTGGCCTGCGTAAAAGTAGGCGCAATGAACGCAACTCTGGGCCTCGGCAACTCACAAGTAAGAGCGTGCTTAATAAGATGATTAACTGCAAATACAGTCTTGCCAAAGCGCCTGTGCATCACTAAGACATTCCAGCGCTTCAAGCTGCTGTGCATCTCAGCTTGGAGCGCACGAGGCTTGTATGGAATCTTTACGTTCATCAGCTTTCCCACATGATGCGAATACCGCCGTCAGTTACCTCAACGCCAGCCTTGTTCTTCTGCTCACCATAGCGCTCAGGGATAATCTTCTGCACCTTCCAGCGAACATGATGCGCATAATCACGCAACACATGCGGGTCATAGTCCTTCACCTTGTTCAAAGCATCATCATACAGCTTATCAAGCTCCTCAAGAGCCTTCTCAGCACTGTACTGCTGGGCAATGCGCACAGAAGCATCTAGCTCAGGATTGTTCTTCATACGCTTGTACAGCGCCTGCCTCGTAATGCCTGCGTTCTTGCAAGCATCGACCATCGTATGTCCGTCAGCAAGGTCGCTGAGTATCTGATGCGTGGTGTACTTCGTTAGCTT